CTTCAGGGTGCTATTATTGATCTTCCTGCTGCTCAGATTAATATGCAATCAGGTTCCGCAACATCTGCTTCTGGTGCAGGATTGTCTGGTGGTGGCGTTGTACCAAACGTCGAAGATTTAACAGCAGCAACTGAAGCAGCTGCAAATACTGCAGTTGCAGCTGCAGCTTCTGATGGATTGGAAGAAGTCACTATAACTGCTCAGCGTGTTGCTGAAACAACGGCAGGATCAACAATCGGTAAGGCATTGGGCGGTGGATTAACTGCTACAATCAGCAATGTGTTCTCGAAAGTTACAGCTGCTGCAGATAAAGTTCTACAAGATTTTGCTGGTAAAACTCCTCTCGGTGAAATTCAACAGAAACTTTCTGATCTTGAAACTACAGCCAATCAAACAAAGGGACAAATTTTGTCTCTCAAGGACAATCTAAAGGCAACGGTAACAAATAAACTTGGCGAAGTTAGCGATAAAGCGATCGCAAAAAATCTTGAGTTTAACATAGACCCAGAGTTGTTGCCACAAAAGGCAGTCGATGCTGTTAAAACAGTTATCGGTAAACACATTTATCCATTGACTGAAACAAAGACGACTGGTAATGGCTGAGTTTAGTATTCCTTGTAATGGAACTCTACTTCCAACAAAGGCTGATCTTGCAAATATTTTTGTCAAGATCGCAGATATCCCATCGCAGCTGCAAGTAGAAGCTGAGAAAATTCGCGCGCAGATTGATGGACCAAATGTTGAGCAAGCTGTTCGAGAGGCGCTCAGAGAAAAGATCGCTCCGATTGAAGCCCAAGCTGAACAGGTTCGCGAGATTCTCGAAAAAGTTGATAAGGCTTTGGGCAATTTTCCAATTTCTGCCAGCAAACCATACTATAAAAGTTTAAAGATCCCCGACGATGAGTGGGAGCGAAAGATGACTGCTCTAACGCAGGAATATCATCTTTACGTCCAAGCGAAGATTATGGAAATCATCAATAACGTTTTGCCAATAAGTTTTTCTATTCCAGTATTAGGTATTAGCATTGACATCGTTCAGTTATTTGGCAGCGCAAGTTATCGAGCCAGTTTAAAACAGCAGATTGTGGATGAGGTTGATTCGTTGGGTGCTCTGGTGCCAGACGCATATAAGTCTTATGAAGGTAAGTTGGGCGTCTATTCGAAAGAGATCAAGGCTCAGGGCGTCTGGTCTTACATTATGTCAATGGTCAAGAAAGGCGCGATAAAAATAATTCACACCGCTATGGCTGGATTAATTAGCAAATTTAAGACAATATGGGACACTTTAGGATTACCACCTTTACCTGTGCTTCTAGATCTCGGCGTTGAGGGCATCATTAATTCGCTAATCGGCTCTCTCAAGGCTCAAGCTGAGGGAGCTGCAGAAGAAGTTAGACTAAGAATCTACCAAGAAATTATCGACAAACTAGAATCCATTAATATTGCTGGATACAGTTTATTGGATATTATCGGTGGGGATATTGACGATTTTATTCGCAGCCCAGAGGAAAAGATCAACCGTTATGTTGAGGCTGCAAGAGATTTTGGAGAAGATTGGCCAGAGTTTTTACTTAAAAAATGGATGCAAAAAGTTGTCAAATTCTTCGAGAAAATCGGACTATCAGCGCTCACTGAATGGATCAATTTCGACTTTTGCAAGTTCCTAAAGTTGATTGGAATGCCAACTTCTATCACTGTAAACGTCGATTACAACATTGATTTAACTCAAGGCACCTTTACAGCTGGACTAGATGCTTCGTATAGCGAAGTATAAATATATCAAATAATCAGCCTAGAATAACAAATGTCGCTAATTGCACGTAAATTTTCAGATCTAGACCTTAACTTTACAGCGCATCCTGTTACCAAAGATGTATCTAAGAAGTTAAACGAGAACGCAATTGCTGCTTCGATCAGAAACTTACTTCTAACCTCTCACTATGAGCGACTATTCAACCCTGATATTGGATCAAACCTTAAGAAACTACTGTTTGAACCAATCGACAATGTAACAACTTCGATTATCCAGGATATGATCTTCGAAACAATTCGGAATTATGAACCTAGAGTCACGATTCAAGAAGTTGTTGCAGCGCCAAACTACGAAGATCAGCGTTACGATGTTTACATCACCTTCTTCGTAAACAATACACTAGAGCCGATTACGGTCTCATTTTTCTTAGAACGGATAAGATAACATGGCAAATGTTGATTCAAAACTAAAAGTTGCCGAGCTGGATTTTGATGCAATTAAGTCCAATCTTAAGGACTTTATGAAATCTCAGTCAGAGTTTAGCGACTATGATTTCGAAGGTTCTGGTCTAGCCATTCTTCTAGACGTCCTAGCCTACAATACTCATTATATGGGATACTATTTGAACATGGTGTCCAATGAGATGTTTATCGACACTGCTATCAAACGCGGATCAGTAGTCTCACACGCAAAATTACTAGGATATGTTCCTCGTTCACGTATCGCGCCAAGAGCATTGGTCAATCTAACTATTACTCCAGTCGCAAATGATGCAAACAGTTCTATTTCAGTTCCAAGATTTACTCGTTTTGTTTCAGAATCAAAGGATGGCATCAACTATATTTTCGTAAATCCATCAGCCAGAGTTGTTTCTAAAAATTTATCTTCTGGGTTATTCGTTGTCGAAAACCTAGAACTCAAAGAAGGTCAGCCAAACGGCATCACTTTCACTTATGATGCTCAAACAAACCCAAAACAAATTTTCGAACTACCTGATGTTGGCATTGATACATCAACAGTTCAAATAAAAGTGCAAAAATCAGCACAAAACGCCAATCAAGAAACATATATTCTTGCTCAAGACGCCACTGACGTTGATGAAAACGCTACAGTCTATTATCTTGAAGAAAATAAAAACGGCAAATATCAAATTTACTTCGGTGATGGTGTAATTGGTAAGGCATTAATCAATGGCAACATCGTAGTTGTTTCTTACTTGATCACATCTGGTTCCGCTGGTAACAATTTACGCGAATTTAAACCAATTGATACTATCTTAAACAACGCAAACGTCGTTGTAACTTTGTCGAGCGCGTCTTCATCAGGCGCAGCTGAAGAAGATATTGAGAAAATTCGCTTTACAGCACCAAAATCATTCATCGCTCAGAATCGTGCGGTCACAAAGAACGATTATATCGCTCTTATTAATCGCGAGTACCCATATTTTGAGGCTGTAAACGTTTGGGGTGGTGAAGAAAACATTCCACCAGTATTTGGTAAAGTGTTTTTTACAGCAAAACCACTTGGTGGGTATGAAATTACGGTAACTGAGGTTGAATTCGTAAAAAATTCAATCATTAAGCCATTTTCAATGTTAACAGTGACACCTGAATACGTTGAAGCTGATTATAACTATATAAATGTCGCTGTAGACGTAAATTTTGACCCAACAAAGACAAATAGAACGGCAAATGAGATCGATGCGGCAGTAATTTCTGCAATTAAATCGTTTGCTATCAATAATCTTGATACATTTAATTCGTCATTCAAAATTTCTCAGTTGTCAAGAGCAATTGATGATGCTGATCCTTCAATTACGAGTAATGATATTAAAGTTTATCTTGAAAAACGATTTGCACCAGATGTAACGCGATCGTTGAGTTATAGTTTAGACTTCGGTACTGAATTAAAACAAGGTACAACAGCTGAAAGACTTATTTCTACACCATCATTTTCCTATCTAGATGATGCTGGCATCACTAGAAATTGTTTTATCGAAGAAGTTCTTCAATCGTTTACTGGTGTAGAGAGTATCGAAGTTCTTACTGGTGGCAGTGGATATATTTCAACGCCAACAGTTTCAATTGATGGTGATGGAACAGGCGCATCAGCTCGAGCATTAATTGTAAATGGTGCATTGAAGCGAGTTGAGATAACAAACCCTGGTACAGGCTATACATCTGCGACAGTAACAGTCAGCGGTGGTGGTGGATCAGGTGCACTTGTTCGCGCAAGTCTTCAAGGTCGTATTGGTCGTTTAAAGATTTATTATTTCGACACACAAAATGTTAAGAAAACATTAAACGATAATATTGGTTTAATAGATTATTTGAATGGCATAGTAACGTTAAATAATTTTGCACCAACTGCTGTTTCTGATCCTTTTGGAACTCTTATTCTTAAAGCGATACCAGCAAAGAAAATTTTCTCGTCAGTTCGCAATAGAATTGTAACACTAGATACAACAGATCCTAGCGCAATTTCTACAGCAATTAATGCGGTGGTAGAATCGTAATATGGTTGATTCTGCAAAAACAATTTCGGGATTAGTCGAGTCTCAATTACCAGACTTTGTTAATGCCGATCACCCCAAATTCAAAAGATTCGTAGAGTTATACTATACTTGGCTAGAAAATAATTCAGCCAATGGTATTTCTAATACAGCTGGTAACACAATTTACCATGCAATGGGTATTGAGAATTATCGTGATATCGATCAAACTCCACCAGAGTTTATCAAGTATTTTAAACAAGAATTATTGCCTTATTTCCCAGAAAATACTTCTCTAAGCACTGAGAAAATTCTTAAAAGCGCAAGAGAATTTTATAGCAAGAAAGGCAGTGACGAATCAGTACGTTGGCTTTTTAAAGCATTATTTGATGAAGATGTTGAAATTACTTATCCAAAAGAAGAAATTTTAAAAACATCTGACGGTAAATGGATTAAACCACGCGCATTCAGAATCACTGTTACTGAATTCAATAAAAATGTTGACGTCAATCTATTAGAAAAAAGATTGGTGTACGGAACAGAGTCTGGTGCTACTTGTATTGTTGAATCGGCAAATAGAAATATCGACCCAACAAATGGTCGTGAGATTATGGAGATTTATATCTCCAACATCAAAAAGTATTTCAACAATGGCGAGTTAATTGAGATCAACTACGTCGACGCAAATGGCGTTTCAAGAGTATTTAATGAGCGCATTATTGGCACTCTTTCTAATATTCGCGTTGATTCAAATATCAGAACTGATCCACAACAGCGCCGTCGCGGTTTGTTATATAACATCGGCGACCCTGTTGTTATTGTTGGTGGATTAGGTAATTCTGCAGAAGCAAATGATGCTGCTGCTGTCGTTGGCAATGTCACACTAGGATCTATTGAAGCAGTAACCATGATCTTCCCAGGATATGGTTATCGTTTATATTCCAACACAGAAACGATCGTCTATCGTTCAGTCGGCGACGATCCTAATGCAAATCTATCAACAGATTTGCGTGTATTGCAGTTGAACTCATCTGCATGCACATCAAATAGTCAATTAAATTTCTTAGAACCAAT